CCGCTGACATCTACCGCGAGACCTGGGAATGGCTCGACAAGCTCGGCGTCGCGAAAGCCGTATCGCCGCAGCTCTTGGAACGGTATGCGATGTGCTCGGCTCGCTGGATTCAGTGCGAGGAAATGACGACCAAGCTCGGATACCTGTCGAAGCATCCGACGACCGGGAAGCCGATCCCGTCGCCGTTCATCAATATCGGCATCAACTACATGAATCAGGCAAACCGACTGTGGGACGAGATCTTCCAGATCGTGAAGGAGAACTGCTCCGCCGAGTACGGCGGCACAAATCCGCAGGACGACGTGATGGAAAGACTGCTCCGCGCCAGAAAGGGAATGTAAATGAACACACAAAGACTTGAACAGGTGCCAATTGACAAGCTGGTGCCTTACGCCCGGAACGCCCGGACGCATTCAAAAGAACAGATCGCGCAGCTGCGATCCTCTCTTCGGGAGTTCGGATTCGTATCGCCTGCGGTCATTGATCAGGATTACAACATCCTCGTCGGCCACGGACGTATTGCTGCTGCTCGCGAGGAAGGATACAAGACCGTCCCCTGCGTGTTTGCGGAGGATCTGACGGACGCGCAGAAACGCGCCTACATCCTCGCCGACAATCAGCTCGCGCTGAACGCCGGTTGGGATGAGGAGATGCTTTCCGTCGAACTCTCCGATTTGCAGGAGAACGCCTTCGACCTCTCCCTGCTCGGATTCGACGACAAGGAACTTGAGAAGCTGCTGAAAGGAGAATCCGACAAGGACATCGAGGATGACGACTTCGACCTGTCCGCTGCACTTGAGAAGGCCTCCTTCGTGGAGCGCGACGACATCTGGGCGGTCGGACGGCACAGGCTGATGTGTGGCGACGCCACCAGCGCTGAAGATGTAGATACACTCATGGACGGCAAGCGAGCGAACCTCGTACTCACGGACCCGCCGTACGGCGTTTCCTTCAAGGCATCCGATGGCCTGACGATCCAGAACGACAGCCTCAAGGGCGAGGAATTCTACAACTTCCTGCTCTCCGCATTCAAGAACATGGCCGACCATCTGGAGAAAGGCGGCGCGGCATACTGCTTCCATGCGGACACCGAGGGCCTGACCTTCCGGCGTGCTTTCGTCGACGCTGGATTCCATCTCGCAGGCGTGTGCATCTGGGTGAAGAACAGCCTCGTACTCGGTCGCTCCGATTACCAGTGGCAGCATGAGCCCGTGCTCTATGGATTCCTCCAGAACGGCAAGCATCCGTGGTACGCAGGACGCGCGGAAACCACCATATGGAACTTCGACAAACCCAAGCGCAACAAGGATCATCCGACCAGCAAGCCTCTCGACCTGCTCGGCTATCCGATCCAGAACTCCACGCAGGAGAACGCCATCGTCATCGACACTTTCGGCGGCTCCGGTTCCACGCTCATGGCCTGCGAGCAGCTCAACCGCACCTGCTATATGTGCGAGCTTGATCCGAAATACGCCTCCGTCATCCTCCGACGCTACGTCGAGGACACCGGCGATTCCGGGAACGTGCATGTCGTCCGCGACGGCAAGAAACTCATGTACTCCGACCTTGTGAAGGAGGTCGAGCTGCCGGACGGCGAGTGATCCCTTTGTGTACTAAGCACAGTTTCAGAGCCGGATAATCAGAAGATTTTCTACCAGAGAAATATCGCAGATTCGCTTGCTATTACAGGCCTTCAGAGTGATGTATAGACATGCCGAAAGGCACAGGGCCTTCCGGACAGACGCATACCAAGGAGGTAAACACAATGCGAATCAACTACAACGTAACAGGAGCACAGAGGAAAGAACTGGTCAAGGTCATCTCCGACACCACCGGAGCCAAGGCAGAATACAAATTCATGCCGACCTGCAACTACGAGATCGACTATTTCACCGTCACCAAGGACGGCACGCTCGAGTTCGACGACATGGCGGATTCCGAGGAGGTCGAGAAGGTTCTCGAAGCCATCGCTGCCGCGGGATTCGAGCCCGAGCTGCAGGAAACGGCTGAAGCCGAAGCCGGAGAAGTATCCGAAGAGCCGGAAACAAGCGAACAGGACGCGCCACAGGGCAACGAAGCGGGCCTGACGGTTGAGCTTCCGCTCGACAAGGTTGCGGTCGGAACATTGACCAACATCCTCGAAGCCAAGGGAACGCTCATCAAGAAGGCGCTCGGCATCGACGACCTTCGGTTCGAGATTAGGGACGACAAGATCGCCTTCCCCTGGTTCAAGGAACTGCCCACGCCGGAGGAAACCAGAGCGTACACGATGTTCATCGCCCAGCTCTGCAAGCTTTCCAAGGAACTGAAACGCGCGAGCTCGACCGAAACGCCGGTCACCAACGAGAAATACGCATTCCGCTGCTTCCTGCTCCGCCTTGGATTCATCGGCAGCGAATACAAACAGGAACGCAAGATCCTGCTCCAGAACCTTGAGGGCAACTCAAGCTGGAAGAACGGCGCTCCCAAGAAAGAAGCCACCGAAGAACCTGCTGCGGAAGCTACGGATACCGAGGAGGTGCAGGCATGAGGATAATCAGACCGGAACAGCTCAAGAGGCTCAAGGAAACCTACCCGAATGGCACGCGCGTGGAGCTCGTCCAAATGGACGACATTCAGGCACCGCCTGCCGGAACCCGCGGAACCGTCTACGGCATCGACGACACCGGCAGCCTGCTGGTCCACTGGGACAACGGCAGCGGACTCAACGTGATCTACGGCGAAGACATCGTGCGGAAGGTGGTGGACTGACATGGATGAGAAGGTCAAAGAGCAGATCCTCGCGATCCGCGACACCGGGCTGGCGAACATGTTCGACCTGCCCTACGTGCAGCGCCTCGCCTTCGACCGGAACTACTACGAGCTGGTGATCTTCATCGAAGAGCATCGCAAAGAATACGTGCATTTCATCATGACCGGCGAAACGCAGGAATCCTGATTTTCAGACACAGAAAGTTATCAATTTATCTGGCCGAATTGACTTGCTATATCCCCTCGAAAGAGTGATGTATATACATGCCGAAAGGCACAGAAAACAAGCGAAAATCAGGAGGAAAACACGATGGAAAAGAACACATACTTCGAACAGATGAGAGACACAGCGATCGCCTACAACGAGGCGCAGGCCATCCGTGAAAAGGAACGCGACACGATGATCGCCGCGGACGACTGGGACAGCGTGAAAGCCTTTGACAGGCGCGAGAAAGAGGAATTTCCGTACCCCTTCACCGCCGGTCAGAACAAGGCGCTGGTCCTTTACGACCGGAGCCTCAGGAACGGCGCGGACGCCTTCGAGGCCGACGACCTGCCCTGGGACTACGAGCTTGAGGATTTCGTCAGGACGCTCCGGGAAGCCGGAATCACCGCGATTGTGGTGACCGACCAGAGCACCGGCCTGATGGACGGCATCTATGGACTGACGGCATTCGGCTGCCGGATGAACGGACTCAAGACCGTCACCAGAGTGGACAACCACCGCTTCGGCAGCAAGGAGCCGGAACGCAAGAACGGCATCGAATTCGAGCTGTAAACTATACAATTTTCTCCGCCGAAACTGCCCTGAAGATTGTCACATATATTCTCCGGAAACGACTTGCTATAAAGGCCGTTCAGAGTGATATATGTACACACCGAAAGGGAAAACAAAGCAAACGGAGGAAACCACCATGACAAACATTTACGACGAACTCAGAAGCCACTTCACACTTGGAGATTACAACACCAGCATCAGCCGGGAGGATTTCGAGGAAGCCTTCACAAAGACAAAGGAAAGCATCCGCTTCACCTTCAACGGCTGGGACGGCAAAAGCTACGACGGAGAAAGTCGCAGCGCAAAGGTCATCCGCTGCAACATTCCCGGATTCGAGAGCATCCGCTTCATCAAGGTCGGAAAGCACCTTTGCTTCATCGACGAAGACTGGATGGTAACGGAAAAGGAAACCGGCGAACAGCACCCGACTACCGGATGGCTGGTCGAAGTCAGAAAAGCCTGAAGGAGGACAAGACAATGTGGGAAAAAGGATCACTGCTCATCGAAGGAGCGGTTGTAAAGTACTGGGTAAAGCACTACCCGGAGCCTTCCGAGGATTACGGAATCGACGGCGGACGCATTTCCAAGATGGAACTGCGTGTCGGCGGCAAGGTCACACTCAACTACGACCGCGGATGGGACATCGAGCCCGAGGACGAAGCCAGTCAGCTTGCCTACGCGGTACTCATGAAGCAGTACAACTAAGCATCAACCTGAATTTGAATATTCCGAAAGCAGAGCCCAACCGGGCTCTCGCTCTCGTACTGATAGAAGCCGCAGCGATGCGGTTATTTTTATGCCATGAAGGGAGTGATTTTCCATTGGCAGTACGGAAACTGAAGAAATACAAGGTCACGCGGTTCATGGAGAAGACCTCCCATTACGACGAGAATCTTGCCGACTACGCCTGCCTGTTCATCGAGCAGCTCTGCCATACCAAGGGAACCTGGGCCGGAAAGCCCTTCGAGCTGATCGACTGGCAGGAGCAGATCGTCCGCGACCTGTTCGGCGTGATTAAGGAGAACGGCTACCGGCAGTTCAACACCGCCTACGTCGAGATTCCGAAGAAGCAAGGCAAGTCGGAGCTTGCCGCTGCGATCGCGCTGCTGCTCACCTGCGGAGACGGCGAGGAGCGTGCCGAGGTGTACGGCTGCGCGGCTGACAGGAATCAGGCCAAGATCGTCTTTGACGTGGCAGTCGATATGGTGCGCTTCTGCCCGGCACTCTCAAAGCGCGTGAAGATCCTCGAATCGCAGAAGCGGCTCGAATACCTGCCGACGCACAGCTTCTACCAGGTCTTGTCCGCTGACGTGGCGAACAAGCACGGCTTCAATACGCACGGGGTTATCTTCGATGAGCTGCACACGCAGCCGAACCGGAAGCTCTTTGACGTCATGACCAAGGGCTCCGGCGACGCGCGGATGCAGCCGCTGTTCTTCCTGATCACGACTGCCGGGAATGATACGCAGTCGATCTGCTATGAGCAGCACCAGAAAGCGCTCGACATCATGAACGGCAGAAAGCACGATCCGACCTTCTACCCGGTGATCTTCGGCGCGAATGAGTCTGAGGACTGGACCGATCCGAAGGTCTGGAAGAAAGCGAATCCGAGCCTCGGCATCACGGTCGACATCGACAAGGTCAAGGCCGCGTGCGAGTCGGCGAAGCAGAATCCCGGCGAGGAGAACGCTTTCCGGCAGCTCCGCCTGAACCAGTGGGTAAAGCAGTCCGTCAGATGGATGCCAATGGACAAGTGGGACGCCTGCGCCTTCCCTGTGAACGAGGACGACCTCGAAGGCCGCGTCTGCTACGGCGGGCTCGACCTCTCAAGCACAACCGACATCACTGCCTTCGTGCTTGTTTTCCCGCCGCTTGACGAGGACGACAAGTACGTGGTTCTCCCGTACTTCTGGGTGCCGGAGGACACGCTCGACCTCAGAGTCCGACGGGATCACGTCCCCTACGATCTCTGGCAGAAGCAGGGCGTGCTCGAGACGACCGAGGGCAACGTCATCCACTACGGATACATCGAGAAGCTCATCGAGAACCTCGGCGAGCGCTTCAATATCCGGGAGATTGCCTTCGACCGCTGGGGAGCCGTTCAGATGGTGCAGAACCTTGAGGGCATGGGCTTCACGGTCGTTCCCTTCGGGCAGGGCTTCAAAGACATGTCACCGCCGACCAAGGAGCTGATGAAGCTCGTGCTGGAGAAGAAAATCGCGCACGGCGGCCACCCGGTTCTCCGCTGGATGATGGACAACATCTTCATCCGCACCGATCCTGCCGGGAACATCAAGGCCGACAAGGAGAAATCGACCGAGAAGATCGACGGCGCGATAGCGACCATTATGGCGCTCGACAGGGCGATACGAATGGGCAATGACAATGCTGCCTCCGTTTACGATTCGAGAGGCATTCTTTTTATCTGAATGAGGACAAATGAATGATTCTGATTTCACTATTGGGCTTCCTGCTGCTGCGGGAGGCCCTTAATCAAATGGAGGTGTGGCAATGAGCATATTCAACAGATGGTTTCGAGGGCGCGACGCTCCCAAGGACAGCACAGCGGGCAGCTCGTACCGCTTCTTCTTCGGAGGAACGACAAGCGGCAAAGCCGTGACGGAGCGATCCGCCATGCAGATGACGGCGGTCTACTCTTGCGTCCGGATTCTGTCCGAGGCGATAGCCGGGCTTCCATTGCATTTGTACAGATACGCAGAGAACGGCTCGAAGGAAAAAGCCATCGACCATCCGCTCTATGAGCTTCTGCACGACGAGCCGAATCCTGAGATGACGTCGTTCGTGTTCCGGGAGACGCTTATGACGCACCTGCTCCTGTGGGGCAACGCCTACGCGCAGATCATCCGAAACGGCAAGGGCGACGTCGTGGCCCTCTATCCGCTGATGCCGAACCGCATGACGGTCGATCGCGACGAAAACGGGCAGCTCTACTACGAATACCAGACCTCGACAGACGAGGCGCACACCATGAAAGGCTCCGTCGTAAGGCTTTCACCACTCGACGTGCTGCACATTCCCGGACTGGGCTTCGACGGCTTAGTCGGTTACTCGCCGATTGCGATGGCCAAGAACAGCATCGGCATGGCGATTGCCTGCGAGGAGTACGGCGCGAAGTTCTTCGCAAATGGCGCTACGCCCGGCGGCATTTTAGAGCATCCCGGCGTGGTCAAAGATCCGGAGCGCGTCCGCGAATCGTGGAACTCAGCCTTCGGCGGCTCCGCCAACTCCAACAAGGTGGCGGTTCTCGAGGAAGGCATGAAATACACGCCGATCTCCATTTCACCGGAGCAGGCGCAGTTCCTCGAGACGCGCAAGTTCCAGATCGACGAGATCGCGAGGATATTCCGCATCCCGCCGCACATGATCGGCGACCTGGAGAAGTCGAGCTTCTCGAACATCGAACAGCAGTCGCTGGAATTCGTCAAATACACGCTCGACCCGTGGGTATCCCGCTGGGAGCAGTCGATGCGACGTGCTCTCCTCCGGCCCGAGGAAAAGAAGGAATACTTCTTCAAGTTCAATGTAGACGGCCTGCTTCGCGGCGACTACGAAAGCCGCATGAACGGCTACGCAACTGCAAGGCAGAACGGATGGATGTCGGCGAACGACATACGCGAGCTTGAAAACCTCGACCGCATCCCGGAGGACAAGGGCGGCGATCTGTACCTTATCAACGGCAACATGACCAAGCTCGAGGACGCAGGAATCTTCGCAGCCTCAGCTTCAACAGAAACGGAGGAACAACCCAATGAAGAACAAGAATCGACCGAGAAATCGGAAGAATCACAGGAACAGTCGGAGTCCGGTGACCGGCTCCGGGAAAGGAGGAAGCCCCTATGACAAGAAAATTCTGGCGATGGACCAGAAACGAAACGCCGGACAGCTTCGGCAGCGACCGCACGCTCTACCTCGACGGGGAAATATCCGATGAGACCTGGTACGGCGACGAAGTCACGCCGCAGGTCTTCAAGGACGAGCTGAACAGCGGAAAAGGCAACATCACGCTCTGGATCAATTCGCCCGGCGGCGACGTCTTCGCGGCGGCGCAGATCTACAACATGCTGATGGACTACCCGTATGAGGTGACCGTCAAGATCGACGCGCTCGCGGCTTCGGCGGCAAGCGTCATCGCAATGGCGGGAACGAAGGTCTGCATGAGTCCGGTCGCGATGCTGATGGTGCATAATCCCGCGACCATCGCAATCGGCGATTCCGAGGAGATGCAGAAAGCCATCGACATGCTGTCCGAGGTCAAGGAATCCATCATGAACGCCTACGAGATCAAGTCCGGTCTCTCCCGGAACAAGATCAGCAAGCTCATGGACGCTGAGACCTGGATGAACGCTAAGGAAGCCAAGAAGCTCGGATTCGCCGACGAGATCCTGTTCGCGGACGGAACCGAGCCCGACGAAAGCACCGAGGGCGACGAGCCTGATGACGGCGAAGTCGAGATGCTTTTCTCCCGGAAAGCCGTCACGGATTCCCTGCTCTCGAAGCTGATACCGAAACGCAAACCCGAAATAAAGACACAGACCGTGAAGGTCGCAGATCTTGAGAAGCGGCTCTCGCTTCTCAGCCACTAATGAATGGAGGATAACGATTATGACCAAGATTATGGAACTTATGGACCGCAGAGCAAAGGCGTGGGACGCCGCTAAGAACTTCCTCGACACCCACTCCGACAATGGCGGCAACGTTTCCGCAGAGGACGCGGCAACCTACGACAAGATGGAAAAGGAAGTCACCGACCTGACGCACGACATCGAGCGCCTGCAGCGGCAGGAGCAGATCGACAAGATGCTGTCTCAGCCGACCTCTTCTCCGCTCACCGGAAAGCCGGGCGCGAAGGACGAGCCGGACGACAAGCCGGGCATCGCGTCCAAGGCGTACAAGACCGCCTTCTGGGATTCAATCCGCAAGCGCAACTGGTACGACGTGCAGAACGTTCTGGAGGTCGGCACCGACGCGAACGGCGGATACCTCGTCCCGGATGAGTATGAAAAGACTCTCGTTCAGGCACTGACCGACGAGAACTTCTTCAGAAGCCTCGCACACGTCATCCAGACCGACAGCGGAACCCACACCATTCCGATTGTCGCGTCCCACGGCACCGCATCGTGGATGGAGGAGAACGGACTGTATCCGGAATCCGACGACACCTTCGACCAGATCACCCTCTCAGCATACAAGCTCGGAACCGCGATCAAGGTATCCGAGGAGCTGATGAACGACAGCGTATTCGATCTGGAGTCCTACATCTCCACCGAGTTTGCGAGACGCATTGGCGCTGCCGAGGAGGAGGCGTTCCTTGTCGGCGACGGCCAGAAGAAACCGGAGGGCGTGTTCACCAAGGTCAAGGCGACCGAGGGCGCGACCACGGAGATCGCCAATACGAACATCACCTTCGACGAGATCATGGACGTGTTCCACTCCCTGCGTTCTGTCTACCGCAACCGCGCGGTCTGGATTCTCAACGACTCCACCGTCAAGGCGCTGCGCAAGATCAAGGACGGAAACGGCAACTACATCTGGCAGCCGTCTGTGGTAGCAGGTCAGCCGGACACGATCCTCAACCGTCCGTACCGCACTTCGATTTACGCGCCGGAGCTGGCCGCGGGCAACGTGCCGATTCTGTTTGGAGACTTCAGCTACTACTGGATTGCCGACCGTCAGGGACGCAGCTTCAAGCGCCTGTCCGAACTCTATGCTGCGAACGGCCAGATCGGGTTCCTCGCGTCGGAGCGCGTGGACGGCAAGCTGATCCTGCCGGAGGCCGTGCGCGGTCTTTCCGTCAAGGCGGCAGGCTGATTGATTCTGCTTTGTTGCGGGCGGGCATCCTTCGCGGGTGTCCGCTTCACTTTTTATGGAGGTGTCTCATGGAAGTAACGCTTGAGGAAGCAAAAACCTATCTGCGAGTCAGTTCTTCCGATGAGGACGAGCTGATTTCCAACCTGATAACCACAGCAACAGCAACCGTACAGGACATCGCACGCTTCTCCGATGAGGAATGGGAATCGGACGAGGAGAAAATCCTCATCCGCATGCGCATCGCCATCCTCTACACCGTGGCTTATCTCTACGAGCACCGCGAAGACGCTGACCACAATCAGCTGAACCTGACGCTCCGTGCGCTGCTGTTCGGAGTGCGCAAGGAGGGATTCTGATGAAGATAGCCAACATGCGCGTGCCGGTCACGTTCCAGAAAAACGAAGTGACCTCGGACAAGTACGGCAATCACACCGCTTCATGGACGGACTACTTCAAATGCTGGGCGACCGTCGGAACGGATTCCTACGGCTCGGAGACTTCCGGCGAGGTGATCAACCCGGAGGAATCGCTGAACTTTACCTGCCGATATTGTTCGGAGCTTGCCGCTGTGGAATCCACGGAGTACCGGATTCTCGCCGAGGGCAAGGTCTACAACATCACCTACGTGAACCCGATGGGCTATAAGAAGAACACGCTGAAATTCAACTGCGCATTGGAGAAATCGAAATGAACGAGAAGGTATCAATCGACGGGCTGCGCGACGCGGTCATGAAGGGCCTGAAGGAGTACGCCGACCTCGCCGCGGACGACATGAAGGACGCGGTCAAGGACACGGCGAAATCCGTCAAAAAGGACATCCAGTCCGGCGCTCCCGTTCGCACCGGCAAGTACAAGAAATCTTGGTCGGTCAAGACGGTCAGCGAGGACGCGGAGTCCATCGACCTCGTCGTGCATTCGCGGAACCGCTACCAGATTGCGCACCTGCTCGAGCACGGCCATGCCAAGCGCGGCGGAGGCAGAGTTGCTGCACGTCCGCACATCGCGCCAGCTGAACAGGCTGGCAACGAAAAGCTGGTGCGCGAGATCGAATCCAATCTGAAAGGATGACGCCTATGAGCTACGACGACATAGTAACCATGCTCGAGGAAGCCGGTCTCCCTATCGCCTACGACCACTTCGCGGAGGGCGAGTCTCCGGACCCGCCGTTCATCTGCTTTCTGTTTCCGGGAACGGACAACATGTTCGCAGACAACGTGGTCTGGCAGAAAGTCGACGAGTTTAACATCGAGCTTTACACAGACAAGAAGAACCCGGACATTGAATCGAAAATCGAGGACATCCTCATTTCTCATGAATTGCCCTACGAGAAGTCGGAGGTCTGGATCGAGAACGAAAAGATGTACGAGGTGCTTTACCAAACTCAAATAATAGGAGGTTAACGATTATGGCAAACAAGAAGAACAAGGTCAAATTCGGCCTGAAGAACTGCCACTACGCCATCGCAACGCTCGCCGAGGACGGCACCGTCACATTCGGCACGCCTGTCGCGATGCCCGGCGCGGTCAGCCTTTCGCTTGACGCGGAGGGCGACAACGAGCCGTTCTACGCAGACGACACCGTTTATTACATGGTCTCGAACAACAACGGCTATTCCGGCGACTTCGAGCTGGCGCTCATCCCGGAGAGCTTCCTCACGGACGTGATGCATGAAACCGAGGACGCGAACGGCGTAATTGCCGAGAACAAGGATGTCGAGCCGGAGCATTTCGCGCTGCTGTTCGAGTTTTCCGGCGACCAAAGGAAGATCCGCCACTGCATGTACTACTGCTCGGCTACCCGTCCTTCCGTTTCCGGCCAGACCAAGGAAGACTCGACCGAGGTGCAGACAGACACGCTGTCCATCACTGTTTCTCCGCTGCCGAGCGGTCTCGTGAAGGTCAAGACCGGCACGAACACGACGGACGCGGTTTACAACGCCTGGTACGACAAGGTCTACGAACCGAGCGACACCGCGACGACCTCGTCCGGCGCAAAGGCAAGCACGGGCTACAGCACGGAGGAGGAGTAAACGATGGCGGTTACAAAGACAATAGAAATTGACGGTCAGGAGGTCACGTTCCGTGCCTCCGCCGCCATTCCAAGACTCTACCGGAACAAGTTCCACCGGGACATCTACCGGGACCTGAACGAGCTGCAGAAAGGCATCAGCGAAAACGACGAAGAGAACTCCAGTCTGGATACGTTCAGTCTGGAGCTGTTTGAGAACATCGCGTGGCTGATGGCAAAGCACGCGGATGCCACTGTTCCGGATACGCCGGAGGACTGGCTCGACGGCTTCAACACATTCTCGATCTACGAGGTGCTTCCGCAGATCATCGAGCTCTGGGGAATCAACACGGAACAGCAGGTTCAGTCTAAAAAAAACATCGCGCGACAGAGCGGGAAATGACAACCCCGCTCTTTCTTTTGCGCTGCGTGCAGATCGGGCTTCACATTTCGGAGCTTGATCTGCTGACCATCGGCACGGTCAACGACATGTACGCAGAAATGAGCAACGACGACTGGGATTACCCGGAAATCGCGACGCAGGAAATGATGGACAGATTCTGATTTTAATCATCCTTGGGCTTTCCATTATCCGCAAGAATGATGGCTTTCCCACTGTTCGTGATGGAGAACGAGAGAACCTTGTAGCCGTCCTGAGCGAGCTCATTTGCCTTTTTCTCGATTTCTTCGGCCATTTTATGTGCTTTCGGATTGTATCCGATAACAAATGTCTTATACATATGCACTACCTCCTGTCTGGAGGATAACAATTCACGCTTTTCTCTGCTACCAGCAGAGGGTATAAGTTCAGCTAATTCTATGTAAAGCCTTGAAGGGAGGTGTATCCGCATGGCGAACAGAATCAAGGGCATCACCGTCGAGATCGGCGGCGACACCACCAAACTGACCGAATCGCTGAAATCGGTCGACAAACAGATATCGAATACGCAAAAAAGCCTGCGGGACGTGAACAAGCTCCTGAAGCTCGATCCCGGCAACACGGAACTCCTCTCCCAGAAGCAGAAAGGACTCCAGACGGAAATCGCCGCCACCAAGGAGCGTCTCGAAGCACTCAAGGAAGCGGCAAAGCAGGCAGATCAGGCACTCGCGAACGGCGACATGTCGCAAAGCCAGTATGACGCGCTTCAGCGAGAAATCGTCGAAACCGAGCAGGATCTCAAAAGCCTGACCAAGGAATATGAGAACTTCGGCTCCGTCTCCGCGCAGAAAATCGCGGCAGCCGGTGAGAAGGTCAAGTCCGTCGGCGAGAGCCTTTCGAGCGCCGGAACGAAAATGACGATGGGCTTCACTGCGCCCGTCGTAGCAGGAGCAACCGCCGCCGTAACAGCCTATGGCGATGTGGACAAGCAGTTCAACCTCGTCAAGCAGACGATGGGCGACACGGCGAACTCCGCCGAGGACTTCGAGGGCTTGTGGGACCAGATCGGAACGTCCGCGAAGAACTCTGTCTACGGCATGCAGGACGCAGCCGACGCAACGCTGAACTTCGCGCGTCAGGGCTTCACCGCCAAGGAAGCCACGGACATGCTGACTCCGGCGATGAACCTCGCCGCCGGTACCGGCACAGATCTTTCCGAGACCACCTCTGGACTTGGCAACGCCATGAAGATGTTCGGCGCGGACTCCTCTGAAGCGGCAAACTACGCCGACGTTCTCGCCAAGGCACAGGCGCAGGCGAACACAACGACCTCGGAGCTGTTCGAGGCGATGTCCGTCGCAGGCCCTATCTGCAAAACCGTTGGATGGGACGTCAAAGATCTCGCGACGATTACGGACGTGTTCGGCAACGCAGGCATTTCCGGAAGTGAAGGCGCGAACGCTCTGAAAACCGGACTCGCTCGTCTCGCTTCTCCGGCCAAGGAAGGCGCGACGGCGATGGATCAGCTCGGACTTTCCACCGGGCAGACCTACGCCATTTTCAACGAGAACGGCACCTTGAAGGATATGCCGACCGTGCTGGCGAACCTCAACTCCGCGTTCTCCGGGCTGACCGATCAGGAGAAGCTCGAGGCCGCGGCCAACATCTTCGGCAAGAACCAGATGTCCAAGTGGCTGACGCTGATCCAGACCTCGCCGTCGGAAGTTTCTTCTCTCCGTGACGCGCTCGACGACTGCGGCGGCTCGGCAGAGAACATGTCGAACGCCCTGATGTCGGGGACCGGCGGCACGATCGAGCAGCTTAAATCCACCTTTGACGTGCTGACCGTCACCATCGGACAGGCGGTCGCTCCCGCCTTCCAGAGTCTGATGGAGAAGATCATCGACGTGATGAACGCCATCATGGACATGGACCCGGCGACGCAGAAAATGATCCTGACCATCACGGCAATCGTCGCTGCCATCGGTCCCGTGCTGATTGTCGTCGGCAAGATGGCGACCGGTGTCGGAGCCCTGATGACACTTGCTCCGAAAATAGTCTCGGCGATAAATGTCGTGAAAACCGGCATGACTGCGCTCAACGCCACAATGGCGGCGAACCCGATAGGACTGATTATCACGGCAATCGGACTGCTTGTCGCGGCGTTCATCTATCTGTGGAACAACTGCGAGAGCTTCCGCAATTTCTGGATCAACCTGTGGGACAACATCAAGGAAGTCGCGGTAACCGTCTGGACGGCGATCAAGGACTTCTTCGTGACCATCTGGAGCGCGATTTCCGGCGTATTCACTTCTGCGGTGAACGGCATCAGAAGCTTCCTGTCCGGCGCGTGGAACGGAATCCAATCTGTCGTCACAACTGTGATGAATGCGATAAGCACGGTGATTCAGACTGTGTGGAATGGCATCAAGACATTCTTCACCACGATTTTTACAGCGATACAGACGGTCGTTACGACCTACTTCAATATCTACAAGACGGTCATCACGACGGTTCTCACAGCAATTCAGACCGTGGTGGCCACGATATGGAACGCGATAAAGACTGTGATTTCGACGGTCTGCACCGCCATTCAGACTGTCGTCACCACCGTATGGAACGCCATTAAAACCGCGATTACGACTGTGGTGAATGGCATCAAGACCGCCGTCACAACCGCGTGGAACGGAATAAAGACCGTCACCTCGACCGTGTTCAACGGGATAAAATCCGTCGCGACCTCGGTCTGGAACGGCATCAAGTCTGCCGTGATGAGCGTCGTGAACACGATGAAGTCCGGGATCACCTCTGCTTTCAACACGATCAAGAGCACGATCAGCGGCATCCTGAACGGCATCAAGAGCACCTTCACATCGGTGTTCAACAACATCTGGAGCTTCGTCTCCGGCATTGTGAACAAGCTGAAAGGCGTGTTCAACTTCAAGTGGAGCCTGCCGAAAATCAAACTCCCGCATTTCTCGGTTTCCGGCTCTTTCAGCCTGAACCCGCCGAGCATTCCGCATTTCAGCGTCTCCTGGTACAAGAAGGCGATGGACGGCGGCATGATCCTGAAGGACGCGACCATCTTCGGACAGTCCGGCAATACGCTCCTCGGTGGCGGAGAAGCGGGCGATGAAGCAGTGGTCGGCGTGAACAGTCTCAAAAACATGATCCGGGACGCCGTCAGCGAGACCGCCGGGAACTCCGGCCCGCTCATCAACATCGAAAACATGAGCGTCCGAAGCGACGACGACATCCGGAAGATTTCCCAGCAGCTCAACACTCTGCTTGTCGGAAGCAGACGCGCGAAAGGATCGGTGATCTAATGGGATTCAAATTCAATGGCAGAACAAGTCAGAGTTTTGGCCTGGCTACCCGAATGACAAAAGAAAACCGCATGCCGGACTTCACCAACAACACGATCACCGTTCCCGGACGCGAGGGCGTGTTTGACTTCGGGGAAACTATCGGCGAGCGCAAGATCGAGATATCCTGCTTCATCCCTCCCGGCAAAAGCGACGCCGACTTTCTCACGCGCAAGGACGAGATCATCGCGTGGCTGAACCCGGACATCGGGCTGTGCGATCTGGTTCTCGACAAGGAGCCGAACCGCGTCTACCGGGCAAGGCTCGAGAGCGGGTTCTCCTTCGACAAGGTCGTGCGGAACTCCTGCACCTTTGACCTGACGTTCCTCTGCCCAGATCCCTACGCCTACGCGGAGAAGGACGAGACGTTCGAGATAACCGAGGCAGGAACATTCTCACTGAACCGGACGCTCGGCAACGCAGACTCCCTGCCGGTCTATTCGCTTGTGGCGGATCTCGCCAAGGGCAAGAACGCGGTCATCACCACCAACGGGAGCAGCCTGAAAATCGACGGCGTTCTTACCGAGGATGAAGTGCTCGTCATCGACTCCTCGCTCATGACGGCTAAGGTCACGGACGCGGACGGCAACACGCTGCGCAACGGCCTGCCGCTGCTGGAAAGCCTCGACTTCCCGTCGCTCAAGGTCGGCGCAAACACCATCACGATAGAAGCCGACAGCACAACGGAAACGACGGTTCAGACGCTCAACACACAGGACGAGTTCACCGGGCAGGTTCCCGCATCATGGGGAACGGACGGTCTGTGGCGGTTCAACGAATCCGCGCCGGACGCTGACACAAATCTCGCGGACAGTTCTGGCAAAGGCAGAAACGCATATATCAATAAATGGAGCGGCACCACCGCGTCCCTGCAGGCAGGACACCTCGGACGTTCCTTCCGTATGAACATCAACAACCCGTCGACCGAGCAGACGTACCTCAAAGTCAGCAACGACGGCACGATGTTCTCGAATATCGGAAAGACAATCGCGGTCGGCGGATGGTTCATGCCGACAACCTACTCGGTCGGGAACACCTTCTGCCCGCTGCTCAACACCCGGCAGGGAACCGGCAACCCGATATTCTACCTGTCGCTCCATTCCGGGAAGCCGCGCCTGATGCTGTACAACTCGTCCGGCACGCTGATCCTCGACCAGGATTTCACGCCGAGCTTCACGCTGACAAACGGGCTGTGGTACTTCATTGCGGCTGTTATCAAGCCGGACGACCATACGGCGCAGTATGTGCTTGGTGCGAGATCCTCCGGCGAAGTCTGGATATCGGATTCCGTCAGCTTCACTGGCGAGCTCAACCGCTCCTGCACAGCCGACCTCATCTGGGGCATGCACGCGGAATCCTACTGGTACGCGGGCAACTTCGACGACTGGTTCCTGAACTGCAATTCCAGTCTGACTGCGGACGATATCGCACTCTGGTTCCAGGAATCTCTCACCTGCAACGCGGCGGATTCAACCGCGGATGTGGACGGGCTGACGACTGAGAACGCCGTCACGCTCAAGGCGACAAGCGGGACCTATGCTTCGAGCAGCTACCTCACAACCGCCGCTGTGGAATACGGGATAACCGGAAAGTGCTATGTCTCCCTGACTGCTGATACGCCGACCGGAACGGCTGTGGCAATAGAGACTTCTACCTCAGACGATCTCTCGACGTGGAGCGACTGGGCGACTCCCGGCGCGGACAACACCGTGCAGTCGGATTCCGCAAAGTACATCAAATTCAGACTAACGCTTGCTACAACGGATTCATCGGTAACGCCGACGGTAAGAAGAATTGCGCTTTCGACGCCCGGCGAGTCGGCGTTCAAGAAACTGACCATTCAGGCTCGCAGCAGATGGAGGTGATCGCGTGGCTGCTGAAAAGAAATTACTGGCCGTTCTCGATCTGAATGGCGAACAGGAAGCTGTGCTCGAAAACGCCTACGACGTCATTATCACCGGCGAGATCAACGGCATCGACACCTTGGAATTCAACCTGCCCTTCCGGGACGAGAAACGCAAATATCTGGAGAACGAGAAGCAGGTCAAGGTCGGGGATGATTCCTATAGGATTAGGACAATCACCGACGAGAAGAACGAGCAAGGAACCGCTATCACCTCAGTTTACGCCGAGGCCGCTTTCTACGACCTTGGATTCTCGACGAAGAAAGCAGAGATCACCTTCAATGCCGACACCGCGGACGTGCCGATGGCGTACGCGCTGCAGGACACCGGATGGACAGTCGGAACCGTCAACAAGCGCACGAAACGCACCTGGACCTGTCAGGAGAAAAACGCGCTCGCGATTCTGCGCAAGGTGCAGGATCTGCACGGCGGAGACCTGATCTTCGACAACGCGAACAAGACCGTGAGCCTGCTGACCTTCAGCGGCACGGATTCCGGCGCGCTGTTCTGCTACAAGAAGAACATGAAGTCCATCAAGCGCGTCATCGATACGCAGAGCCTCATCACCCGGCTCTATGCCTACGGCAAGGACGGCATGACGTTCGCGTCCATCAACGACGGCAAGGAATATGTGGAGGACACGACCCACACCAATGAAATCCGTGTATCGACGCTCGACTGCTCCAACTTCACGAATCCGTATCAGATGCTCGAATACGCGGAGATGCGGCTTGCGGATTACGCCGCGCCGAGGATCTCGTATGTTCTCAACGCGATGGATCTGTCGGTTCTCACTGGCTATGAGCATGAGTCGTGGAAGCTCGGCGACATCGTGACGGTCAGGGACGACGAGCTGAATATCAGCGTCAAAACCAGAATCGTGCGCCGCGAATACAACCTGATGGAGCCATGGAACACGGTTCTCGAACTGTCTACAACGCTCCGTGAACTCGGCGATTCCTCCTCGCAGTGGGACGCCGCCGCAGACATGCTTTCCGGTGCGGATCTGGTGGACAGTCAGGAAATGAAGGACCTTGTGCCGTTCAACCATCTCAGGAATTCGAGAGCAGATTCCGGTCTCAACTACTGGGAGAACTCCGGCTTCGAGGTGGATGCCGAGAACGGCGTGTCCGGCACAGCCTCCTTCAAATGCGAAGGAGCACTGAACACGACAAAGAGCCTGACGCAGACCGTCACTCCAGCAAATCGCGACAGCTACACCTTCTCCTGCCAGATAGCTTCGGAAGACTTGAAGATGGGAGACAATGGGCAGGTCGGCGTCGAGGTCACGTTCGAGTACGAAGACGGGACCACGGAGACACGTTTTATCGACCTGATTTAAGGAGGTGCGCAGGTGGCATCATTTACTCATGTCGGACAGGCGGTCAGCCCTCAGAACGGGCGCGTGAAGAAAATCCGCATCCGCGTCTGCGTGACCGACTGCACCGGCACAATCTACATCACGGACATGTTCCTGCAAGGCGGCTCCATCGCGACCGGCTGGGTGGGACACGTTTCCGAGATTCAATGGACGCAGGACGGTGACTGATTATGCCGATATTCACACGATTTACAGAGACAATCGACAAAAAGGAAAAGAAACGCATCGTGAGCGTATCCGTAAAGCCAATCGTCACGGACTGCACCGGCACCATCTGGTTCACCGATCTCATGCTGCAGGAAGGCGCGATGCTCTCCGGGTATGTCATCAACACAGAGACTGTGCAGAAGAAATACGCGACCGGCGACGAGTACGCCGTATCTGGAAAACGGTTCTTCAACGGCGTCGTCCGCGGCAGTGCGACCTGCATTATCTTCAATCTCGGAAAAACATCGACCGGTCTCGACTGGAAGATCTATCCGAACCAGAACATGAAAGCAGGCAGCGTTTCTCTCGCCCTCGGCGCCGGAGCGCACAAGGCAACGTTCACGGAATCAACGAACGCCGGTGATGAACTGGATCTTCTCGCCTCAACCCGGCAGTGCCTGAAAAACGGCTCGACCACCTCGAAGGACGGATTCTTCCAGTACTCCGCTGCCGGAGACAGCAAGCACCCGGTTACGGTCGAGGAGAAGAAATCAGCAAGACTCTATGTGGAGTTTCAGGAGATGGAGGATGGAGAAATAACATAATTTCCTTCTTCACTTTTTTACAAAAGCCATTGACTGCGACGTCGTCGCAGTGTTTTACTTGCCTCATCAAGCAACGAAAGGAGGTGAGCAAATGGCTGATTACAGAGAAACCGAAGTCGCCAAGCAGCTTCATATAGAGAGAAAAGTTCTTTTTAAGATTAAACAAGCTGGACTGATTTCCCCTTCTCGCACGGAGCAGCATGGAACCATGGAATATTGCTTCTATGACGATGAAGCAATTACCACTCTATGGTTAATTGTAAGGTACAGAGAATTTGGTTACTCATACGATGACATTAGCAAGCTGCTGAATGGTCCTGCAGGAAGTCGCAATCAAATGCTCCATGATCTTCTCATTCGTTTAGATCACTTGACCAAGCTGGCGAGAATCATTTATGAAACCGGATTGCTCCCACCAGATTTCATGAAAATGAAGGACATCATGGACGCAGCATATTTTAAGCAGTTTGATGATCCGAAAACTATTAAACGCGGCGAGCAGATGATCAATAAGATCCTGAATGATCCCGACTATAACAATTCTTGTTCTGACATCAAAAAGTTATATGCCGAAGGATATTCTAAGAGCTCGCCAGAGATTCAACAGGCAGTTGCAGAAGCCGAGCAGGTTATTGAAAAATACGCCTCGAAAGAATCTGCTCGAAATGTGCTTCGATTACTTGGCGACCTATTTAATGGAGATGGGAATATTCAGGAAACTACGGAACTTGGATCTGACTGGATCAAAGAGATAGGCGCTGCGTATCAATATTATTGCAAAGAGAAGGAGAACTTATGACAAACACAGAATTAACAAAAACCCAGAAAAACGGAATTGACTATAATGCTGAAATGAAGAGAATCGGCTCTACTTTTATTAAGGATTGTGCGGAAGATGCAAAACCCAAGGTCGAAAAGCTTGGAGCAGATCTCTTCTCGTTAGCTTATAAGCGGTTTGTAGATTGGCTGAATTACGTTTTGGCTGCTTGACAAAAGAAGCGTCTCTTCGGAGGCGCTTTTTTCATGCCCTCACGGAGGTGACTGCCTATGGCATTGGATATACTGAAGGGCCGCAAGTGCATGGTCTGGACGTTCATGGGAAACGCCCGCATGTACACCGCGCTGAAGAATTACGGAGACCGCCTGTCACAGGTAGGTCTCTTTTCTTTTAAGGTGGACGCGACCGGAACGATTACCGAAACCGGCGTGGCCATCAGCGACATGCTGACCTACATCAATAAATACCTGCATATTACTTGGCTTCTGACCGTCCGCAACGACGGCGTGTCGAGCGTGTTCACAGCTCTTCGGGAGAATACGGACGGCGCACAGGACAAGTTTCTCACCGAGCTCGTGCGGATCATGGAGAAGTATCCGTGGTGCGCGGGCGTCGACATCGACCTCGAGCGCGGCGGCGATTATTCCACGCACGCCAAGTCGACGGCGATGTTCCGCAATATCTGGAACGCGGTCAAGAATTACGACAATACGAAGAAGATCAACATCTGCCTGCCCGGCATGAACGCTGTCAACGGCTCGGTCGGCGGCGAGAACTGGTGCGTGTACGCGGACCTGAATCAGTACTGCGACACGGCGGCCATCATGAGCTATGGGATGGCGTGGGCTGGAAGTGCTCCGGGGCCGGTTTCCCCAAAGGACTGGCTCGACGGGATCTACGACTACGCCGTCAAGGCGATGACGCCGGAAAAGGTGTTCATGGGACTTCCCGCGTACGGCTGGAACTGGCAGATCTACGATACGCCGGAGAACCTCGGCAAAACCTATCGCGGAACATCGAACACCTACTACGCGGCAAAGAACTGGATGACGGGCAAGTACAACTTCACGGACGACAAGCCGCCGCAGCCATTCATCCCGATTCTGGCCTACTGGGACGATTACAACAAGGTTCCATATGCCTTTCCGCAGGTCTACGACTTCGCCGAAGGTCAGGACGCATCGAGCTACGAATACCCGCTGATGACCGGAACCTACAATCGCAGGCGTTATCTTACCGCGTACAGCAAGACGCAAAAGACCTCGTTCGGAACCATCTACGTGGATCATGACGGCATGCCGGACAGCTACACGGGCATCGTCTCCTCGGAGAACGGTATCGCAGTCATGGGCGACGCAGGAGAAGCGACATATTCCTTTACGGTAAGTTCTGCCGGAACCTACGATATTGCCGTCCGGCTCTGCTATCCCTTCTGGGACAAGAACGGGATCTACGTCAGCATTGACGGCAGTCAGAAGCATTTCAACGAGTCGCGGCTCTGGTGGCCGTACTGGCGCAGCACCTTCTGGACGTGCCTCGCGGACGGCATCAGCCTGTCAGCCGGAACGCACACCATCACGGTTTCGGTCGATGTAAAGGGCGTGCAGTTCTACGGATTCCGCGTCTGCTCGGCGTTCAGCGAGGAGCCGTCAGCCGGTTCAGCTTCGTTTACCCTGTCTCCGCGCCACCTCATCGATGTAGACGGGAACGAGTGCCAGCCGGACAAGGGCTTCAAACTCACCTGCGAAATGCTCCGCCGCAAGCCGGACTCCGCGCTCATCTGGTACGAGGATTTCGAGGACTACGGCATGCTCGAAACGAACTACTGGCAGACGCTGTCCGGCTCATGGAAAATCTGGCGGTCGGACGAATACTCCGAGTCCAGAGTTTATTCGCAGCTCGACGGCAGCGGCAAGTTCGCGTGGAACTATGACGGATTCAAGGACGTCCACCTTCGGGCGCGTCTTGCTTTTCCCGCGGGAAGCACCGGCAAGGCGGGCATCTTCTGCGGCAGTTTGTTCTGCTGTCTCAACTACAGCAGTCAGACCGTGGAGCTGTGGAACGGCAGCACCAAGCTCGGAAGCTATTCGCAGTTGATTCAGCAGACGGCGACCGCAAGTCTCCGCACTGATCCGACCACCTACACCATCGAGATGCGGATTCGCGGCAGCACCGTCAGAGTTTACTCCGGCGCGTCCAACACGCTCCGGTTCACGGCGACGGTCAGCGGATTCTCCGGAGGAACCGCCGGTTACCAGTCTGACCAGAGGACAATCTGCGAGCTGCTCCGTATGGGCGACGCATGGACATACGAGCCATACGAACGGTTCGACGTCACCTTCCCGGACGGCACCATTACGCAGTACGGAAGAATCAGCCGCTCGAACTGCACCTGGGACGACGAATTCCAGGTGTTCACGCTGACCTCGGATGTCGAGGAATCCGCGACAAGAAGCGAATCCATATCGATGGACTACGAGTTCTACCACTCGCAACAGCTCGACCTCGAATGCGGCAAGGACTACACGATGACGATCACGCCGAAGGACATCGACATCTGGATATCGCGGCTCTTCCTCGGCGACGCGGACGGATTTTCCATCCTCTACTATCAGGACGT